ACGATCATCAAGTCTATATGCCCTAGGTCACCTGCTTTCTTTCTGATAGACTGTATTCCAGCAAACGTGATTTGCTCATGGGATTCTTTACGCCCAATTCCTGCGCTATATATTCCTAACGGTGCATCCGGCCAGTGCAGTAACATTTTTTCTGCGTTCTGCTCAATCAACTCTTTTACATGAGTTGCCATCAACACACGAGTTTCAGGCCATTGAGTTATCGCATCTTTACATATCGCCGCGACAACGTGCGACTTGCCACTGCCGGTTGGCAATACGATGCACGGGTTACCGTACTTGTTAGCGCGGAACCAATCGTATAGTTGATCAATCGCTCTTTGTTGATACTTACGAAGCATTTTCAAACTCAATAATTGCTCGACCAATCAGTTCCGGTATCTGAGGCACTACCGCATTGCCTAACTGTTTAAGTCTGTCCACCCGATTGGGAATCCCATTAGCCACTCGACCCACGCTGGGTTCAGATGTCCACTCACCGTTTCCACCCCTGCGCCATCTAATACTGCGTTCGGTAGTGCATCCAGGGCTCGACTCTTCCCATCCTTGCGAATTAGCGATTCCGTCCGATAGCCACCTTTCCAATCTCGTGACGTTGGCGTTGGAAACATCTTGTGAGGATTGAACACTGCTGCTGTCAGATTGTTTTGATGATCCTCTCTCCATCTCTTGGTTGCTTTCCTTCCGTCCTGAACTGTTGGCGTAGGCCACGATCCAGATTCTGTCCCTGCGGTGAGGGGCGCCAACGGCTGAAGCGGGAATACAATGCCATTCCGCATCGTAGCCGATCTCAGAGATCGACCCGAGCACTTGATCCAGTCCTCTACCGCGAAGGGCTGAGACGTTTTCGATGATCGCGTACTTCGGTTTGATTTCTTTGATGAGCCTGTGGAACTCCCACCACAGTCCTGATCTTTCGCCTTCAAGTCCTGCTCCCTTTCCTGCGAGGCTGATGTCTTGACATGGGAATCCTCCGCAAATAACGTCAACTGATTGTCCAATGTCATATCCATTCAATGTTTGTACATCATCAAAAATAGGCACATTCGGCCAATGTTTTTTTAATACCTGGTGGCACTTCTTATCGACTTCACAAAATGCCACGGTTTCAAATCCTGCCCTTTCAAGGCCAAGACTAAATCCTCCAATGCCTGAAAATAGATCGAGGACTTTCATCCAACTATTTTCCCGCCATCAAAACGTAAGTCCGCCATAAACTGATCAGGCTTCAGGCATGCATCAAGATTACTTACCAATTCAGTGCTGGCGTATGTATTAGCATCGCTTTCACCATTACGGATAAAGTTTCCTTGTATCTCCCACACTGCCTCGTGCGGATCGCTACTTTCCAATCTAGTCCAAGGCACAACGTCAGGATGCAGGACGTGTGAGTCGCATCCCGTGCGTTGAAATTCCTCTGGAATATTCTCAGCTTTAAATCTGTCGCAGTCCCATGTGCCGTTAGGCTTTGGAGTAGAGTGCGCACACGTTCTGCAATTGACCTGTTTGGTAGGTTGCCCTTCGTGGCATATGTGTTTGGCTGGGCAACTTTTGCACATGAACCAAGTAGGATCATCTGATAATCTTGGCGGAGCTTCATTTGCCAATGTAATGAATTCGCCCTTTTTTAATAACCGTTCAGCGAATTGCTCATCGTACTCAACGATCTCGGTGTACATCTCATCGTTATCCTTGCACACGGCAACGTATAACGCTTTATGAATCTTCATGCCGTTCATATACACTTGCATCTGCGCATAGTGCATTGGCTTAGTTTCCTGTACGCCCTTTCGCGCAACAAGATCAAAAGACTTTTTGTTGTGAGTCTTAAACTCAGCAATAAACTTTTCCTCTTCATGACCAGGCACACCACCGTAAATGATGCCGTCAACGCTACCGCTAATGTGAGTGCCAAACTCAACGCGAGATTGATTGTCACCAACGTTACGGATGTTTATATTGATTGCTCGGAGGTCAGATACTATCGTTCTCTCTTCTAATTGCCCTCGACGAAACAAGCGGCGCATGCGGCCAGGAAAGTTTTCTGAAAACGCCCAACGAAACATGTACCACAAATAACGCTCGCACTTATGACCAAGGATTGATCCGCCCATGTGTCCGCGCTGAGTGTCAGTATTTTTTGCATGGTATTCGTCAATGCGTTCTACAATTTTGCTCATGATGCTCCTAAGAGAAGGGGGCCGAAGCCCCCTGTTTTAGTGTTTAGCCCAAGGTGCCGCGTTAGATTTGGTTTCCTGAGCTTTTGGTAGTGGTGATCCGCCGCCTAAAGACTTCCAATCTTTAACTTCATTGCGAGCCGCGTATTGATCAGTTGCTGGGGTTGTTCCAACTTTGATAGACATTTTTAGTCCTATTAGTTGGTCTGAGTCTTTTGGCAGTTCTTTTATACCGCCTGCGGCGGCCATTCTTAATATCTGACTTCGACCAATTTTTTCTGCGGTAGCGTTAGGATTTTTGTATGTCACGTTTCCCCATACTTTGCGGTTGGCATAATTATTACCAATAATGTTATATGTTATCGCAAAATATGCTCCATTCCCATTTTTTGTTGTTCTGAGATCAACATTTTCGATAATTGCCTCATACCAACCATCTGGCAAAGTGTCGTATTTTTTTTCTTCAGATTCAAATTCTTCAAAATCAGATGAGTCAAACTCTAATGTAGCCATGATTATTCTCCAAAAATAATTTGATAAGATGGACGTGATGGAACTGTGGTGATTGCCTCAAGCAACGGATTCGTGATCTTTTCATCAGCACTTCTCCAGCTACTCATATTGATCTCTGCCTTCCATCGGAACAGAGTTGGCAAGTAATCAGACAAACCAGCCTCACGGGCAACGTCTTGCAATTTATCGCTGTCCACTTTGCGGTTCAATCTGCTTACAACTTTGACTCGGTACGGGCCAAGGTGCAGGTTAACCGTACCGTCTTTTGCTTCATCAACATCAAGCAACTTCGATAACTCATCTTCTGCCGCCCGACGTTGCTCTACCGCTTGACGCTCCTTCTCTTTTGCTTCGATCCAGATCATGCTCAAGCGTCGTACTTCATCATCCTCTTTTGCCGCAGGACTCATACTCATATCAGCCTCCAATTTTCGCAATGATTTTTGATAAGTTCGGCTCTTCCCATTCATCGAGCTTGCCCGAACGATCCTTGGCCTGCCATGACGCGTCACCGTGACACTTCAAGCCGTGCCATGCAACACCGTCAGAGTTTTTCTCAATCCGCATCGCCAGAACTTCATCGAAGAAATACGGCAACTGCTGACCGATCTTGTTGCCAGGCATTGAGGGCGCATACAACATGCGGCCCATCTCGTCCTGCATTTTGTCCAACTTGGCGGTCATTAGGACGTGCATTGGCAGGTCACGGAATGCTCGTATCAAGTCTGTCATTTGTTCCTGCATTGCGCCGTATGCCTGGCGCGGGTCTTTCGCTACTTTCTTCTCAGCGTTCAGCACGACTTCTGCTATCTCTGAGATACTGTCTACCGCTACGGATGAAAAGTCTTTGGCGTTATCAACAAGCCACGAATAAGCCTCCCTGAGATCCGCCATTGTGCTAATCTCAATAAAAGGTAGTTCGGTATCACTAATTGATAACAAGCCGCCCTCAGCGCTCAGAATGACCGGATTGGGCAATGTTTTAATTAACGTTGTCTTACCAGCACCAGCTTGGCCATATACAAGCACCTTCACGCCAGTAGATGATACGGACGACGTACTTCTAAGATTGACTGACATTTGTTTTCCTTATGTTAAAGGCGGTCGGACTATCCGTTCGCCTGTTTAAATATTAGCAGAGTCTTTCAGGTATGGGAATATATTCTTCGGACGCTACCAATAAATCTGCGTATTCCTCAAACGCTTCGTCCCGATCATGTTTATCGGTAAGATCAGCGCCTGGAAACATATCTTCTAAATTCTCCCCGATGGCCTCATCATCAGAAAATTCTATGATGTACAATCCTGGTCCTTCGAGGTAATAGTTTTCGATCCAGTAGTGTTTATCTGACGCGCTCATTGCTACTAGCTCTACTAACTTCTGCGAGTCTTTGTGTATCGATGCGAATTTCTTGCGTTTCATATGAAAGATTGTACTTCAAATCAATTATGATTAAGACCAATATCAAATTGATCATGAAGGCTATGCCAATGCAGATGTTTAAGTGCCAGTGCAAAGCTCGCTCCACACCAAAGTTATCCACAAAATTATGTATTTTTTTGAGCATCAATTGTCCTTATATTTTGCGATCATGGATGGCTCAACCAACTGGCAGAACCGCTTACCTTCAACGTGCATTTGGAACTCGTAACTATCAACGTCAATAGTCTGAAGCTCCGCAAAGTATCCGGCGTACTCTAACAACTGAGGCAAGTCTTTATCGTCTCGCTCAATGTATGCCCACTTGCCATCGACTTTGATAATGCTTGGAATCTCGTGATCGCGGTCTGCCGCCATCGCAAGGAACAACAGATTTACTTTTAGTATTTTCATTTTGATTTCCTCAGTTCATAACAAGGTTCACACATCCATCTGCGCTGGTGACGGACTTGCTTCCATCTGCCACCAGCAGTTGTTTTGAATTTGTTGCAGTAAGAGCAGTGGCGCTCTCCTGTTGCTTCCGCCACTGCCTCCCTCATGCGCCGTAGTTCCTGCCGGTGCTTATCAACTTTCATCGGCTGGTCACCTTTACGCTGAACACCGCGCTGGTCTTGGTGTACTTATCAAGCACATCGCTAGGTACGCCCATGTCTGCACACAGAGCTTTGTAGTCGATGGTGGATCGGTTAGCTTCAACGTAAGTAGCTCTGAACAGTGCGCCCTCTACAACTTTGGGACCACCAGCGTTGGCGGTACACTTGATGGAATCTTTGATCGCGTTTGCTTTAGACTGCAAGTCTGCGATCTTGGCAAGCAAGTCGCCTAGTACGTCAACTGAGGCAAGGTTTAGATTTTCTGATTTCATTTGATTCTCCTAGTTTTTGGGCTGTCTGCCAATCAGTTCGCCCGATGGGTTAATTATAAACTACATTAATACTTTTGTGTCAAATCTTGCAATTTAAAAGTTCGGCTAATTTGGCAACGCCGTCTTTCATATTCTCTGGAGCGTACTGAAAAAACTCTTCTGCCATCTCTCCGTTGATCCAAGCGTCGCCTTTATATATGCCGATAATCATGCCTTCTCTATCATTAGGTGCGTCAGTTCCGTTTAAATCGGTTACAACTACGTCGTGCTTGACATTATTTCTGATTATTTGAGCTACTTCTGCGGTGCATCCGCCACCAGTGTTAGTTGGCTCAAGATATTCTAAAACTTCGTGTAAGTTGAATTTTTCCATTTTCTTCTCCTTGTTTAGGGCTTTCGGCTAATTCCGTGTGCCCATGAGTAGAATTATACGGATTTAAACGTACAGTTCAACACTTTTTTTTCGATTAATTTAAAAAAAGTGTTAATTTAGTTACATCAGGTGAAACTTATTGTTCCAGCCAAGCATTTTCGATGGCCATGCACTGTTTCTCGCGCCAGATCCACTCTCTGTAATCCCTCGCTGGGCCTTCAAATTTGCCCCATTGCGCCGCGTGACATGCCTCGTGCAGGATAATGTGGGGCTTATTCATGTCCCATCGGACGTAGATTACTGGGATATCGCCAGCCAAAAAGAATGTGGCGTTGCTCGGAGTGATCACCGTCTCCGGCGGATAGTGCAGATTGAACATCGCCAGGAAAGCAATTATTTCCTTCATTTTTAGACTCCCGCTTGAAAGTAGCCTTTTTTTAATCTAACATGTAAAAAAAAACACTTACAGGAGAAAATTATGAACATTAATGAAATCAAGCGCTTACTGTCCGACAGAAACTTGCGGGAGGTGAGCCGTCGCACGAATATTAGTTACTCGACGTTACGAAACTTAGTCAAAACAAAACATCCAGATCCGAATTTGAGTACGGTAGAGAAGTTGCAGGATTACTTCAACACGACGATTCCTGGGTGGACAAATGGC